CATTTGTTCTTGAAAGGCTTGCTCTTGAGCTTTTATACTCTCAGCATAGGCTTCTAGCTCTTTACGTTGTTCTGCTACTTGTTGTGTCTTTTGTGTGTAGTCTAAGCCTTGTTGTGCTAATGCTACGACTTCGTCTAGTGGCTTTTCAACTTCTTCACCATTAACTTTTAGCTTTAGGATAGCAGGAACTTCATCTTCTTCAGACTGTTCTTCTTCCTCAGCTTCTGCTTCTGGTTCTTCGTCTGTTGCTTCTTCCTCTGTACCTTCTTCAGGTACTTCAGCTTCTGCTTCAGCCTCTAGTGGTGGTTGTTCTCTTTCTTCTTCTTGAACTTCAGTTGGTTTAACGTCAGTTACAATACTATCACCTAGCATAGCCTCTAATCGGCTTTGTGGTGACTGTTCTACGACTTGGTCACTCATAATATTTTCCTTAAAATTAGACAATAAAAAAGCCTACCGAAGCAGGCTTTAAGTGGGCTTGTCCTTACCCAAATATCTTAAACTTAGGTCTATCTGTTTGGATAGCTGCTAACTTACCTGTTTGCATAACGTCAGTAAGTTGCTTGTTAATTTGGTTTAGTAGTTGTAATGCGATTACTAATCTGTTGTGTGTCTTTTCGTCACCAAGTGGGCTATTAGTCATGCTAGATACAATGTTTTCTCTAACACGTTCTATAGCATCTTTATACACAGGGTTATCTAATATCTGTGCTGCTTGTTCACCTAACTTAATTTCTTCTAATGTTTTATCCATATCTATCCTTATAGTGCCATCAATAACATTGCTATATCTTCTTCATCTTGGTCTTCAATCCTACGTTTTAAAGACTCTATGTAGAAGTCCTGTTGTATGATTGTTTCATACATAGTGACTATTTTAGCATAGTTATGTGACTCTAGTAACTTATTCACAGATGTAGTCTTACCATACTTCTCTGCTACATCTTTAATCTGTGATATGTCTAACTTCTCTAATGGTTCTGCAATAGGAAGTGATATCTTCTTGCGTTTCTTAACTGATTTAGCTAATTGCTGTTGAGCTAAAGTCCATGCTTGAGCTTGTTCAGCATTGGCGAATATAAGTATCTCGCCTTTATGTTCTACGAAGAAACGTCTTTGTTTTGCCCTAACTACAGGCTTTTTCTTTTTACGACCACCAGTAACACCACCGATAATGGTGGATATTGCTTTTGCTATCTCAAACGCATTGCTTTGGAAAGCGTTACTTTGAAATGCAGATGAATACATTAAGCGTCTTCAGCACCTTCAAATTCAGGCTTTTGTTTGATAATAGCGTATAGTGCCGCTCTATCTGCACCTGCTACATAATCATCACCTGCGATTTGAACTTTACCTGCTGATAAAGGTTGTTTACCTGCATCACGAGCTTCTTTAGATGCGTAGCCATAGAATGTTACTTCTGTGCCTTTACCTTTAAAGTCCTCTTGAACTGCTCCAATATTCCAATATCGGCAATCCACCCCAAAGTCACTTGGTATATCTTTCAATAAAGCCATTCATTACTCCTTAAATTTACATTCGTTAAAATGATATCTTAACATATTTCCACCTCTGCCTTTTGTGCCACAATGTGGACAAATTCTTTCAATGCAATGCCATGTTCTGCCTTTCATATATTCGCTATGAGAAGGTCTTTTTATTCCTGTTCTTTTCTTATTAGATAATCCAACATTAGGACATTTATTACCTTTATTAGGACTTGCTCTACCCGTATGCAATTCTCTTAACATTTGCTTTTTATGTTCAGAACATGGAACTCTTATTCCATGAAAATTCATATCTTGATTATGTAAGTTGTAACTATCAGGGTTATTTTTAGCATCTAATGTTTGAAGTAACTTACATTCAAGATTAAATGCTTCTAAAGCACCACCAACAAATAATATTTCTCTTACCCAATTTTCAGGATTCTTTTGCACTAATGGCTTTACAATTTTACTAGAGCATATATAACCATCAAATGGATGACAGTTTTTCTTTGTCCTAGACCCTATATACCACTTTCCTGTGGATAATTCTGTCCATCTATATACATAAGCCTGTTCCATACCTATATTATATCACTAGGTTGATACAAGAACCTTGTAAGTAGTGCCATCTGCCGCTTTAATATTTATATATCCTGTTGCTGTTAATGCACCTGCTACATAAGTTCCAAATCTTACTAATCCTGTTCCTTTAGGTGTTAATGCTAGGTCTATGTTAGTGTCTGAACCTGCGACTCTTAAACTAGGTGCTGACCCTGCTACTGAACCCCATACATCTAAATAATTAACTGAAGAGGTTGTTCCATCTATTCTAAATTGTCTATAAGTCCCTGCTGTGCTAAATACACTTAAACTTCCTGTTCCTTTTGTATTAATTTGAGCAGACACATTTGTATCAGAACCTTGTGATGAAATTGTTACAGGACCTGTTGTTACATTACCCGTCACCTGCACATAATTAACTGCTGATGCTGTGTGGGATACTCGTAGTTGTTCTTGTGCAAAATTGTTAGTAGTAAAAGACAAACTACCTGTACCTTTTGTAGTCATAAATGCTGCAATATTTGCATCACTACCTTGTGCTGATAATAAAACTCCACCAGCAGTTGACCTACCTTGTAATTGCCAATAATTTACTGCTGTTGCTCCACTATCATTAATTCTTACTTGTTCACCACCTGGAGTTGTAAATGATAATGTATTTCCAAGACTTCTTACTATTGTTCCACTACCCACAGTAGCATAAGCAGCTGCACCACTACCACCACCACCACTAAAGGTGATTGTAGGTTGTTCTATGTAGCCTGAACCTGCGTTGGTGATTGTGAATGTAGGATGAACTCGCCAATCAGTTACGTTAAATGTTGCACCTGAACCTGAACCACCCGTTACTGAAACAGGATTTGTAGGCAATACTGAATAAGCTGTGCCACCTGATGTAACAGTTACTGCAGTAATAACACCTGCGGATACTGTGCTCACAGTTAATGTTGCTGCCGCTGAATTAGTACCCCCAACTAATGTTAATACATTGCCAACTGTATATCCTGTTCCACCTGATTGAATAGTTACTGCCCCAACAAACATTGTTGCAGTCGCAGTAGCTTGAACACCACCTGCTGTTGTAGGTGCTGTAATTGCTACAGATGGAATACTTGTATAAGAACCACCTGATGATGTCCTAGTAATAGCTGTTACTGTCCCACCATTACTTATATTTACACCACTACTACCTGCAACTAAGTCTATAGCACCTGTGCCTTTAGAATCTAATGCAAGTGAAATATTTGAATCTGTACCTAAAGCCATAAACTCAACAGCTTTAGTAGTTGCACCACCTGTAAGTTGACCATAGTTAGCTACATTTGCACCACCAATAAGCGTAGTAAATGTGCCTGTAGAAGCAGTTGTAGCACCGATAGTAGTGCCATTTATAGTGCCGCCTGTAATAGCTACAGAGTTAGCATTTTGTGTAGATATTGTTCCTAATCCAGTAATATCTGTATTAGGTATAGTAGCACTTGCTGTAAATGCTGATGTACCACTACCTTTTACATAACCTGTAAGTGTAGATACGCCTGTACCTCCATTGGTTACATCTAATGTGCCTGTAAATGTATGGTCATTGTTCCAATCGCTAGGTAAAACAATATCAGCTAACGTTGTGCCTGGTGCAAAGTTACCTAACTCTATTTGCTCGTCTAACTGTGCTTGTGTCCAGTCAGAGATAGCATTTGTTTTACTATGCTTGACGGTTACTGTCATACAACACCTTGTGCTTTACCATCTGGACCACGAACAATTTGTTTAGGTCTGTTTAATGTTTCTACCATTTGTTGATGATTAAGAGTTTGTTGTTCTACTAACTTAGCCATATTAGCGTTTATAGCCTCTACAAGCCCTGCTAACGCATTATTAGGTTGCTCTTGACCATATTCATCAAACTCTGTGAATGTGTCAGGATTAGCACCTTTTATACCCATAGCTGTAGTCTTAATATCTTTGTTAGCTTGTAGTTCAGCTATCATAAGTTTAGTATCGTTTTCTAGTTTAGTCTTCCACTCATCAAATGCTAGTTGACGTTGTTTCATTTCATAGTCAGCAGCATCTTTACGTTGACGTTCTTCTAGTTCAGCAGCTTTACGTGCATTTTCTGCTTGGACTTTCATAGCATCAATTTCTTTTTGAGCTTGGATAGCTTGTTCTTCTATAGAAGGACCTTGTGGTGCTGGTGGTGGATTATTAGCTGGGTTAGTCCAGAACTCTTCAGGGTTCTTAAATCCTGCGTTCTGTGTAAGTTTAGCCAACGCATTGTAAATCTTATCCGGTGAAGTAATACCAATTTGGATAGCTTCTTTTTGCATTTGTAAGATAGACATAAGATGTGTAAGTTGTTGGTCTTTATTACCAGCACCTAAACCTACAGAGATAGATAAGTCTTTACGGTCTTCCCATTCTCTTGGGTCTACTTCTACCCACTTGTTACGCATACGAACAATATCAGGTTTAGTAAGTGTAGTTCTGACTAATCTGTGAACAAGTTTAAATAACTCTTTTACGCCTGTTTCAGCAAATGTTCTAGCTACTAACTCTATGCGTTGTTGTGACGCATTCATAATTTGTGCTACACCTGTAGCTGTCTTGTTTAGACTGTTAGCATCTAATCCTTGATTGTAAGCTGTGACACCTGTTCTCTTTTCTTTCATAGAGTCCATGTATTCAACCATGGTGAAAGATGAAGCTGGTAATGGTGGATGTGATAAAGGCATGATGCCTGAACCTGGATCACCTTCTACACGAACAATACCACCTGGTCTTGATGTGAGCATATCATCTAGGTTTACACGATCTGAGATAGCATAGCGACCATTGTTAGCTAGATACATATTATCTAACTGACCACGAATAAGTGTAGACTTGATTAACTGAATGTCCATAGTAAGATCAGCGTATGATCTACCGATATGTCTATGTGGCATAATCATAGGTGTGATACAAGCAAAAGGTACATACTCTGTTTTCTCTTTGTAGAGAATAGTATTACCTAAGATAACCACTCTATGACGTTCACCGTCTAGTTTAATATAAGTGTCTTTAACTAATGCTTCATCTGACTCAATAGCTCTGTCATATTCTTCGTCATAAATATCACGTGCATTAGACTCTTCTTCAAACGTATCACGTAAATCTGACATGATGCCTTTGATGTATTCTAGTGGCTTGTTAAATGCCTCTGCAATCTCGGATAATTGCATCACTTCTCTATGTTGAACGAATCTAGCATCTTCTAGGTTAGGACCTGATACTTCTACAGATACCATCATGTTTTCAGGTGCTACGTTCTCAATCTTAATCTCTGTCTTTTTCTCTGTAACCTTGAGCTTAACGTCATGTAACATAGGTTGCATAATGGTAGATGGGTCTACACCGTTAGCCATAGCTTGTTGGTATAGTGCATCCATATTGACAGTTGGGTCAGCGTATGCAGTATGCTCTAATACTTCTGTATTCTCATCTGCAGCCAACATTTGTAGTTGTGCATCTGTAAGACCTTTATACTCGTATTCTTCTACTTCTTCCTCTTCTTCAGCATAGACTTTTACATAGCCATTCTTAGAGAGTAATGCGTCTTTAAACCATACGTAGAATATCTTGAACCCTTCGTTCTTTTCCATAACGACATGGTTAATGTAATCTGTTTCTTGTTCTGCTGCGTCTTGGTCTTCAGGACCTTTAGGGTCAAACTGAACAACCTTATCACCAGCTACGAATACTTTAAGTAATTGTGGTAATGCAGCTTCAATTGTGTCTTGTACGTCATAGCTAATAACTTGTGAACGACCTTCTTCTTCGTTACCGAAAGGTTGACCTAAGTAGTAGTCAATTGCAGCAGCTCTGTCGTTAGATAATGCAGAGTCATTGACACCATACGCAATGTTCTCTTCAGCTTCTACACGAGCTATGATTTCCATGTCTTGTAACTTCATTAAACAATTCCTCTGTTATTGTATTGTATCTTCTCTCTAGACCATGATTCATTCTTCATAGCATCTATGGAAGTACATAAGTATCTAAATGCGTCTGCACCATGAGAGAACTCATCATGTAATGGCGCACCAGGTTCGTTAGTTGCAGAGTTTATACTTCTGCGATAATTCTTTAAACATTCCACAAGTCTATTAGCTGACTTATCAAAGTATATACGGTGGAAGTTCATTCTTGCTAGTTTAATACCGGACTCTATGTCTTGTTTAGGAACGATACGAATATCCCATCCTAGTTTACGCATAATATCTTCTGCTGATATACCATGCTTAAAGTCTTTAGACTGTCCGTCATGTGGTAAGAACATTGTACCCCAATTGTATGGTAAGTTCTTGAGTTGTGCAGAATAGCTATCTAAAGTCCTGTGGTCATCTTCTATGTAACCAATAATGCGTAAGTCTGATACACCTTTTTGGCATAGGATAACTGACATCGAATCATTCCATCCTAAGTCCATAACCACATGAACCTTTAACATAGGATCATAAGGGACATTAGTAATACGATTATCTTCTTGTGCTTCACGTATTTCGTTAGCATAGATAGCACCATCTACAGCAGCTTTACAATCACCTTCCCATATGTTTGCATAGTCAGGGTTAGTCTTTAAACTGTGTTGGCGTTCATCTTCAAGAACATCTGGAAACCAAGGATTATCTTGCCAATTAACCTTGACTACTTTAGCGTTCTCTGGTGGTGATACTACGAATCTTTGGTATGTATCATCCGTATCTATGTTAGGGTTAAAACTTACCCAGATTTCTGAGTTCGGTTTACGGATTGTAGGAATGAGTATATCCCACGACTTCTTTGATACCGTTTGTGCCTCTTCCACCCAGACGATATCACATCCTTCAAAAGACTTAATACTTTCCACAGTATTAGTAGCCAACCCAGTAAAGCTAAATGTACTACCGTTAATACCTCTAATCTCTGCTTCCAAGACTTCATAGAAAGCTCCTAGACCTAATGATTGTATCTGGTCATTAAGTAATGTATGAACTGACTGCTTGATAGACTTTTGTATTTCACGTGCGCATAAGACACGTGTTGGCTCATTAGCTGCTTTTATAAGCAATGCTCTTGCCATAGACCATGACTTCCCAGATCCACGACCACCGTAAGCCACCTTATATCTATGTGGCTCAAATAGAAAATCTAATTTATCAGGGAATGTTGCATTAACCTTCATCTTTTGGCTTTACGAAGTCTATTGCAATGCTAATAGGTAAGTTAGAACCATCTAACCCTGTAATTTCTGTAGTTGCTACTGATTTACCATCCATGCGATCAAATACTTCTTTTATGGCTGATACATCACCACTTTCTGCTTTAGCTACCAATGCTTCTGCAACATTACGTAATCTTATAGCTTCTTCTTGTATTAATACTCGTTTAAGTGTTTCTGCTGCTAACCTATTGATTTTACTAGAATGCGTATTGCCTTTGTTAGCTTCTGAGCTACGTTCTGCTGCTAGTTTTTTACGTTCTTCTATGTCCATTGTTTTGCAACTCCTAATAGGTTGGTTGCCCTCTTTGTTTATTTACTTAATAATCCTCTGTAATACATTTGTTCTATTAATCTTGGGTCTATATAGTTTTGTTGCATAGTTCTGCCTGGATTCATAAAATTTTGTCTTATTTCACTTTCACGCAAAACTGAGTTTGGATCATATTTCATATTAGAAGTGGGAATATATTGTTGCATGATTTGTGGTGTTATTCTCATTTCTGATTCACGCACCACAGAATTTGGATCATACATCTTTATTTCACTCTCACGCAATACTGAATTTGGGTCATACCTTTTCATTTCGCTTTCACGCACAACTGAATTTGGGTCACCTAATAACCCTTGTTGTGCCATTTTACGCATCATCAACTCTTGTTGAGTTGGTTGACCACCTGTCATAGCATTAACTAAATAGTCTAAGAAGTTCATAGTTCGCTTTCCTTATTATTCCCTGTAAGAGGATATATCATTCTTTGGTATGTTTCCCACCATTCTTGACTATAGTCTGTATTCTGATAGTCTTTAAAGCATGGTGTGCCTAATGTGTGATGCACTAATTTAGCATCTGGATTGTATTCGTATTCTGTTTCTAGCCAGTTCCATGTTTCGTCTAGCTTACCTACTTGTTCTTCTGGATACTTGAGCCATTCAAACCTGTGTAGGTATTTACCTGTTTTGTCTTGAATAAACTTAGGCGTTAGCTGACGGTTTAGCCAATGTGAGCAGTTCCACAACATAACGCTTGACCAGTTCTTTTTAGGATAGTCTTCGTTCTTTGCACCTAGATATTTAACTGGATGCTTTGTTTGGTAATGATGCTTTACGACTTTAACTGCTTCGTCATTATCAAAGTTAGCTAGTATCTCTGCTATATCTGTTCTACAGATCATGTCGCCATCCACAAAGAGTGCGACACCTTTAAAGTTGTTTAGATATGGCACTAAAAAGCGTGAATAGATAAATGCGTTACTACCGTCTGTATGCTTTTCTTCGTAGTCTTTTAAAGTGTTTAATGCTAATGGTGTAAAACTTATCGGTATAGATGACTTCTCTATAACTGACTGACAAAAGTTATGATAAGCAACTGGTTCTACCTTTAAATCCATGCCTACGTATATATCTAGTTTTTGCATTACTTCTTTTTGTTGCGTGAACTTATAGCTTTTGCCTTTGCTTTTGCATCTGCTTTACTAGATGCTCCCCATGCTTTTAGGGATAGTAATAATCTTGTTGGTTCACCGTTAGGTTTACGTTCTGGTCCTGGCATATTACCCATACGAGCTAAGAATGATGCACGTCTAGGATTATCACCTGACTTAACTGGTGGCTTTAGATTACCACCTGTTTCTTTATTGTAAGATGCACGACCTTTAGCGTTTAAACCGCCTTTAGGGTTCTTACCTGCTTTCTTTTGCCAAACACTCATTTTTTCTTAGCTGTCTTTGCTGCTTGTTTAAATGCTTTAGCTGTTGGTGCGCCTTTTGTACCTGGCTTTCTCATGCGTTCCCCAGAGCCAGCCTTGATTCTAGCTTTCTTGGCTAAAATATTTGCGTACAATCCTGGTTTACTTGCCACGTTTAGCAGCCTTCTTCATAGGTTTAGCAGCCATTTTCTTACCTGACTTCTTAGCGTATTCTTTAGCTTCTTTCTTGCCTTTTTCTGTGTAAGCAAATTTTTTCATTCCTACCATTGGCATAATTATTTACCTTTCTTTTTAGATAGACCAGCTTCGCTTAGGGCGATTGCCAATCCTTGAGCTTTAGATTTTACTACTGGACCCTTTTTAGAACCACTATGCAACTTACCTGCTTTAAACTCTTTCATTACCTTGCTGATTTTCTTGGACGCTTTGGTCTTTGCTTTCATCATCTTTCCTTAACTTAATAAATCTGTGGTCATACCTACAATCATTACACAGGCTATATTCTGTGAAGTCAAAAGGTTCACCGCATTGTTCGCAAATAGATAGTTTCATAAAAAGAAAAAGCCCAACTACGGAGAGAGTGCAGTCAGGCTTTTGTGGGATTACGTTATTAACGGCAATAGGATGCCCTTACAGGCGTTATTATAGCATACTTTACTATTTTTGTTCAACAAGATTATGCGTTTATCCTTCTCGCAGCTATAGTAATAAGATTGTCAAAGGCTAGTTCTAGCTTGTATGGGTATGCAAGTGGCTTCTTAGCGTCTAGGTATCTAGCATATATAGCGTCTTGTTGTTCTTTAGGAAGGCTATGGATAATAGCGTCTATGGTGCGTATGTTAGCCATATCTTGAGCTGAACACATTTCCTCAAACACTTCGCTAGTTGACTCTCCCCCTGAAGAGAGTCCTATGCTTTTAGATGGATAACCTAGCTTATGATTATCCGACTTCATCCATAAAGACCAGTCTTGCATAATAGATAATAAGCGTTCCATACTAATCATATCTTGTTAGCGTATATGCTACGCTTTCTCCATAAGTTTCTTGTGTAGTCTTGTGTTGTAGATTATGTTTAGCGTCATCTGCGTTATAAGTTGTTACGCCTTTTATTTGGTCTGGTGTAAAGTTTACTGTGTGTCCGAATATAGTTTGTAGTGGATGTGGTTGTGGAACGTAATAGTGCATAAGCCTATTTTGGTTATCTTTATAAGCATGAATAACATTTGCATCTCTCATCTCTACAAGTATGTTCTTTGTAATAGGATAGTTAGATTGTATATG